CAATCACAACCTAGAAACGTGATGTTAGGTAACGCATTGCAAAACTACGGTCAAGGCAATCCAACACGTCAATACGCACAGCAATCTAACCAAAACTATGCTATGCCAGGCGGTCAAGGACAAGCTCCATACGGATTTAATGCTTACGCACAAGGATTAAACAGATCAACAGGTATGCAACCTATGCTACCTAATCCACAACTAGCACAAGCTCAACAATACTAATATGACAAACAAACAAGGACTATGGGCTAATATCCACGCTAAACAAGAAAGAATAGCACATGGATCAGGTGAACACATGAGAAAGCCTGGAGCTAAGGGCGCACCAAGTAAGCAAGACTTTAAAAATTCACAAGCTGATCCTAAAAAGATGGCCAAAGCCCTAAAGTATTAAACATGGCAAGCCTACGAGATACACTAGCTAACCTTGTAGAACAATATAAGGCAAGTGATACTCCATTAGCAAACCTAATGCGTGGTGATACAGAAGGTGCTAAACAATCAGCAGCAAATGCACTACAACAAGCCACACAAGATCCATATTCAGGTTTAAATGTATTAGGCACTACAAAGCTAGTAGGTAAGACAGCTCAAGAACTAGCACATGAGTTAGCACAAAAGAACGCTGTAGAGATGCTAGGATTGCCAAAAGGTAATACAGCTATGGATAGAGCAAAAGCATTAGGGTTTGACATTGAAAATCCTGTATATCGTGGCACTACAGAACATGAAGTTTCATTAAAACCATCAACAGGACATGAACATGGTATAAAAGGCATATCTACAACATTTGATCCAAGATATGCAAGTATGCATGGTGATGTCACAATGCCACTTGTAAGTAAAAAAGTAAATCCTATGGATTATGAAGATATTATAAATGCTTTTGAATCTAAAACTGGTAAAGATTTTTATGATATTACAGATGAACAATTAGCAGATTTTGCAAAAAAACAAAATATTAATGCATCCATATTAAATGATCCTTTTGCTGGATTAGATATTAGATATTTAAATCCAACTGATTTACGTTCTAAATTTGCTGCATTTGATCCAGCAAGAGCAAACGAACCAGATTTATTAGCAGGTGCTATGGCATTACCAATAGCCACAGACAAAGATAAACGTAATAAAATAATAGACTTACTTAAAAACAAATAACGAGGAATCAGGCTACCCTGATTATGAGTGAAAATGAATGAAAACAATGATTTAACTTCTAAAGTAGATAATTCTACTAGAGAAAAGACAGGTGGCAGACAAAAAGGCACACCTAACAAAGTAAACGCTACAGTTAAAGACAATGTATTAGCTGTATTTAATCGTTTAGGTGGAACTGCACAGATGGCTATATGGGCTACTGAAAACCAAACAGAGTTTTACAGATTATATTCCAAGTTAATACCTTCAGAAGTAAACCAAAAGACTGAGCATACAGGCCAAGTTAAATATACATGGTTAGATGATGGAGAATGAGTTAGACCCCATTGTAGAAGATGAGGAAGAAAAAACCTTATTAATTCAAATACCATATAAACCAAGAAAAGCATTTAAGCCATTACATAATAATAATAAAAGATGGGCAGTAGTAATTGCTCATAGACGTGCTGGTAAAACAGTAGCTTGTGTTAATCATCTTATTAAGATGGCTACAATAAGTGAACGCACAGACTTTAGAGGTGCTTATATTGCTCCGTTCTACCGACAGGCAAAAAGTGTTGCATGGGATTACTTTAAATACTTTACAAGAGTTATACAAGGCATTACCGTAAACGAGTCTGAAATGCGAATAGACTTTGCTAACGGTGCAAGAATACAATTATTTGGTGCAGACAACGCAGACACATTACGAGGTCTGTTTTTTGATTGCATCATAGCTGACGAGTATGGCGATTGGAAACCGTCAGTATGGAATTACGTTATACGCCCAGCATTAGCCGATAGACAAGGTAAAGCTATTATTATTGGCACACCTAAAGGTCGCAATCAATTCTGGGAAGTGTATAACAGGGCTACCACAAGTAGCGAATGGTTGGCACTCAAGATCACAGCATCAGAAAGTAATATACTTCTGCCAAGCGAGTATCAATCTCTAAAGGATGAGATGACGGAAGACGCATGGCGACAAGAGATGGAATGTGATTTTGACGCTGCTATACCTGGTGCAATATGGGGTAGAGAATTATACCAAGCAGAGCAAGAACACCGCATCACAGAAGTTCCTTATGACAAAGAAATGCCTGTGCACACCGTATGGGATTTAGGTTATAGTGATGATACTGCTATTTGGTTCTATCAAGTCATTCATGGTGAAGTCCATGTGATTGACTATTATGCTTCAAGTGGTAAAGAAATAGCTCACTATGCTGCGCAAGTGCTTACCAAACCCTATACGTTTGGCAGACATTACTTACCGCATGACGCTAAAGCAAAGACTCTAGCATCCGGTGGTAAATCTATCGTAGAGCAATTAGCTACGCACTTTGAATGGAAGAACATGGCCATTACTACCAATCTATCTATGATGGATGGTATACAGGCTGCAAGGTTAATGTTCCCACGAGTATGGATAGATAAAGAGAATTGCATAGACGGATTAGAAGCTTTAAAACAATATCAACGTGAATGGGATGAGGATCGCAAGATATTCAAAGATAAACCTAAACACGATTGGACATCTCATGCTGCTGACGCATTTAGATACTTAGCTGTATGTTGGCAAGAAGAAGCTAAGCCTGAGAAAAAAGATGATACTCCTAGAGGTATTCATGTAGGACAAACAAAAGTAACATTAAACGAATTATGGGAAACAGTCCCTAAAACACAAGGTGGAAGGATCTAAAATGGCAGGAACAAATCAAAACGTAGGTGGTTATAAACAATTTACAGCAACAGGTAACGTATGTCCATTTGGCACTAGCTTACTAGGTATATTTGTTTCAGCATCTACAGTAGGCACAGTAACTATTTATGATAGTGCTACTACTACTACAACAACAAAAGTAATTGACACAGTAACACTTACAGCAGGAACATGGTATCCAATGCCAGTATCTACAACAGCAGGTATTTATATCGTTGTTAGTGGTACATTATCAGCTACTGCGGTATTTGCATAATGACCAAAGTTGAAGCCTACTTAAACATTGTCACGCTATATGACAAAGAGTTTGCCAAATGGACAACTCGTTCAGATAAAATATTGCGTAGATACAGAGACGAAAGAACTGTAAACTCTCTACAAACTCGTTACAATATGCTATGGGCTAACGTGCAGACATTAAAAGCTGCTACATTTTCTCGTATGCCTAAAGCTGACGTATCTCGTAGATTTAAAGACAATGATCCAGTAGGTCGTGTAGCATCTTTAATCCTAGAAAGAGCAATGGATTTTGAGATTCAACATTACACAGACTTTAGACACGCTATGGAAAGTGCAGTTTATGATCGCTTTCTTGGTGGTCGTGGCACAGCATGGTTACGTTATGAACCAAAGATTGAGCAACAAGATTATGAAACATCTGAGCAAGATGAAGCATCAGATGAAGCAGCAGAATATTTAGATACAGAAGCAGCACCAGTAGACTATGTGCATTGGAAAGACTTTGGCCATGAAGTAGCTAGAACATGGGATGAAGTAAACAAAGTATGGCGTAAGGTCTACATGACACGCAAAGCACTTGTTGATCGCTTTGGTGAAGAAGTAGGTAACAAGATTCCATTAGATTCATCACCGGATGACCAAAAATATAAAGATTCAGATGGTATTGGTAAAAAAGGCCTTATCATTGAATTATGGGATCGTGAAACTAAAAAAGTATTATGGATTTCTAAATCACTCAACCAAATCCTAGATGAAAGAGATGATCCATTAGAGCTAGAAGAATTTTTCCCATGCCCTAAACCATTATACGCAACAATCACTAATGAAACATTAGTACCAATTCCTGACTTCACATTATACCAAGACCAAGCTAATGCTTTAGATACTCTTTCTACACGCATTGCAGGGCTTGTAGACGCATTAAAAGTGCGTGGTGTATATGATTCATCAGAACCAACATTACAACGCCTATTTACAGAGGGTGAAAACAATACATTTATCCCTGTTAAAAATTGGCAAGCATTTGCTGAGAAACAAGGTCTTAAAGGTGCAATTGATATTGTAGACATTACACCTGTAGCTGCTGCATTAAAATACGCTTATGAAGCTATGGCACAGCTTAAACAAGAAATCTATGATATTACAGGTATCTCTGACATCATTCGTGGTCAATCTAATGTAATTGAGACTGCAACATCAGCACAAATCAAGAGCCAATTTGCATCATTACGTCTTAAAGACTATCAAGATGACGTGGCTTGCTTTGCATCAGACATTCTCAAGATTAAAGCACAAATTATTTGTGGTCAGTTCCAACCTGAAACACTAATTAAGATTGGTGGCATAGATCAGTTATCACCGGAAGATCAACAATTAGTGCCACAAGCAATTCAAATGCTTAAAAACAATCCTATGCGTACATTCCGTGTAGAAGTCGCTACAGATTCTATGCTTTACCAAGATGAACAACAAGAAAAGCAAGATAGAACAGAGTTTTTAGCTGCTGTCGGTCAATACTTAGACAAAGCTACAAGAGCTGCACAAATTATGCCACCAGAAGCTACACCGTTACTCATGGATCTGTTAAAATTTGGTGTTACAGGATTCAGAATTGGTAGAACAATTGAGGGTGAGTTTGATAACGTGGTAGACGCTATAAAAGAACAAGCTAAACAACCTAAACAACCACAACCTAATCCTGAAATGATGAAGATTCAGATGGAAGCACAAGCTAGACAAGCTGAACTACAAAATGAAGCACAAGTGCGTGAACATGAGATACAATTAGAAGCTCAAAAACAAGCAGCACAAGCTGAAAATGACATGAAAGAACGTCAGCATAAAGCAGAGTTAGATCAAGCCCTAGAAAAACAAAGATTAGAGTTTGATGCTTGGAAAACTAAGCTAGATAATGAAACTAAGATGGTCATAGCAGAACTTGAAGCTAAAACAAAACTTAAACAACAATTTATGCAAGCTAATCCATTAGCAGATCCATTAGTTGATATTGACCATGAAGGTAATTTACATTTAACAGATGAAATTTCTGGTGTATTACAAGCTGTAAACCAAAACGTAGCTGAATTGATTAACGCTAACCATGCACATAATCAAGAATTAGCTATGAAACAAGAAATGGCTCATCAAGCATTAATTGACCAAATGAACAGACCTAAAACAGTTGTTCGTGATGCCAACGGTAAAATTATAGGGGTTAAATAATGGCAATAACCATTAAGCACGCCAAAACGGATAATATTGCTGATTGGACACAAGCCGATTTAGATGCACAGATTGCATTAGGCAATTATCCACCAGGCACAGTATTAGCTGACATTGTTTTACCAAGCGATTGGAACAATGACCATACAATCTCTGGCACAGTTCCTATTGCTAATGGCGGTACAGGTCAAACTACAGCTACAGCAGCTACTAATGCTTTATTACCATCACAAACAGGTAATTCAGGTAAAGTATTGGGCACAGATGGCACAAATACATCATGGGTAGCAACAAGTGGCACAGGCACAGTTACTTCTGTAGGATTTTCAGCACCATCTATATTCTCAGTAGCAGGAAGCCCAATTACAGCAGCTGGCACTATAGCTATGACATATTCAGGCACAGCATTACCGGTAGCTAACGGTGGTACAGGCCAAACATCTTACACAGATGGTCAATTATTAATTGGTAATTCTACAGGCAACACATTATCTAAAGCTACACTAACTGCTGGTTCTGGTGTAACTATTACCAATGGTTCAGGCACTATTACAATTGCAAGCACAGGTAGTATGACTTATCCTGGTGCTGGTATTCCTAACTCTACAGGTTCAGCTTGGGGTACATCTTATAGCACTACAGGATCAGGTACAGTTGTAGCTTTACAAACTGGTGCATCATTAAGCAATCCTACAATTAGTAATTATGAAGATTTTACATCAACATCTGCTCCAAGTTATACAGCAGGTCGTTTATGGTATGACAGCACACAAAAGGCTTTAACATATTTTAATGATGTTACTAATAATCAAGTTCATATTGGTCAAGAAGTACAATTAAAAGTAATTAACAATACAGGTTCTACAATTGCTAATGGCGTTCCTGTATATGTTACATCTACATCTAGTGGTGCAAGTTATCCTAACGTTGCATTAGCACAAGCTAATAGTTCTTCTACAGCAGCAGTTATTGGTCTTACAAATGGTTCTATAGCTAATGGTGCTGTAGGATATGTAGTCACTTCAGGATTATTAACACCTGCTAATACAGGTTCATTTGCAGTAGGTGATGTGCTTTACTTAAGCCCATATTCTGCTGGTCAAATGATGAACACAGTTCCACCTACAGGATATGCTGTTCAAATAGGTACAGTTGCTTATGCAAATACACCTAATGGCTCTATTTACATTAAACAAACAACACCTTTAGCTGTATCAGCATCTACACTTGTAGGCCAGGTAGCATTAGCCAATGGTGGTACAAATGCTAATTTAACAGCAGTAAATGGTGGTGCAGTATATTCCACAGGATCAGCATTAGCTATTACAGCAGCAGGTACAAGTGGTCAAGTATTAACATCTAGTGGTGCAGGTGCGCCAACATGGACAACACCTACCACAGGTACAGTAACATCTGTTACAGGCACAAGCCCTATAGCATCATCAGGCGGTAATACACCAGCTATTAGTATTAGCCAAGCTACTACAAGCACAAATGGCTATTTATCATCTACTGACTGGAATACGTTTAACAATAAACAACCAGCAGGTACTTATGTAACATCTGTAAGTGCAACTAGCCCTGTTACAAGTTCAGGTGGCACAACACCAACTATTGCTATGCCAGCAGCTACAGGTTCTGTTAATGGTTATCTTACAAGCACAGATTGGACTACATTTAATAATAAAGGTTCTGGCACAGTAACATCTGTATCAGTTGTTTCAGCTAACGGATTTGCAGGAACAGTTGCAACAGCTACAACTACACCAGCTATTACTCTTACAACATCTATTACAGGTTTATTAAAAGGTAATGGCACAGCAATTAGTGCAGCTACATCAGGAACAGATTATGCGCCTGCTACAAGCGGATCATCTATTCTCTATGGTAATGGTTCAGGTGGATTTAGTAATGTAACAGTAAGCACAGGTTTATCATTTACTACAGGCACACTTACTAATAGCTCACCAATGACCTATCCATCAGGATCAGGTATTGCTGTAGTATCTTCAGGAACATCATGGGGAACAACATTAACTGCACCAAGTGGCACAATTGTAGGTACAACAGATACTCAAACACTTACTAACAAACGTGTTACACCAAGAGTAAGCACAACAACATCTAGTGCAACTCCTACAATCAATACTGATAACGTTGATATATATGGTCTTACAGCTCAAACAGCTAACATCACATCATTTACTACAAACTTGTCTGGAACACCTACAGATGGTCAAAAGTTATGGATTTATATTGTAGGTACAGCAGCTAGAACAATTACTTGGGGTGCTAAGTTTGAATCATCAACAGTAATATTGCCTGCAACTACAGTAACAACAAATAGACTTGACGTAGGTTTTGTATGGAACGCAGCTTCATCAGTTTGGCGTTGTGTAGCAGTAGCATAATATGGCAATTAGTTTTGTAAATTCATCTACAGCAGTACAAAATACTGCAAGTACCACTATTAGTATAAATGCACCTGCATCAGTTGCTAATGGTGACTTATTAATATTATTAGTAATTTCTAATAATGGTACATGGACTGCACCAAGTGGATGGACTGAATGGTTAGCTTCTGCTAACAATAGAGCTATTTATTATAGATATGCAAGTTTTGAGCCTACATCTTACACAATAACACAAAGTGCAAGTCAAACTTCTAGTGCTACTATGGTAGCTTATAGAGGTGCTGCTATAGATGTTATGGGAACAATTGGCGCACTTGCAACACCTTCTGTAGCTGCTGCCATTACAACAACAGCTAATAATGCTTATGTTTTTGATTTTGTGGGTGTAAATACAGCATCTCTTACATTTACAACACCAACAGGCTATACAGCATTAACATCTGATAGTGATACAACATCACCTTCTTATGGTTTATTTTATATAACACAAGCTACTGCTGGAACTACAGGCACAGTATCTTCTACTCCTTCTGGTGGAAATACTGCAAGAAGTACTTTATTTTCAATAATACCTGGTTCTGCACCAGCAAATACAAGTAATTTCTTTTTTATGATGGGCGCATAAAGGATTAATATGGCTTTTTCTGGATTTCAAAATAATGCGTTTCAGCGTAACGCATTCCAGATTATTGCTAATTATATACCATCAATATCTGTTACTAAAGGTGGGTTCAAAAAAGAACGCACTCATAATAAATCATTTAAGCAAACTGTAAAAGAATCTTTACATGAGTTATTAGATGAGCCAAAAGTAGTAGAGCAAGTAAAAGAAATAGTAGGCGAATATTCAAACTCTAAAAACTTATCTTTAAGTTCAATAGATTTAAAACTATTAACACAAAATGTAGCAGCAGCAGAACGTATCATTATGTTAGCTGAAAAATTACATCAAGAACGATTAGAATTGCAACGTGAAATGGATGATGAGGAAGCATTACTGCTTTTAATTTAATGGCTAGATATATACAAGATCCTAAGACACATAAACTTATACCTGCTGACGAATATTATACAGAACAGGTAGATTCACATTATATTATGACTGACTATCAACCATACAAGTCTATGGTGACTGGTGAGATGATAGATGGTCGTAAAGCACATAGAGAGCATTTAAAACGTCACAATTTAGTAGTGGCGGAACAGAGTTCAGCAAGACCACAGAAGCCTGACGGTGGTCGGTTGAAAGAGCAATTGGCACGT